AACTTGAAACCATCGGGTTACATAGGGAAACTCCACTACGCGAGCAGTTGTATCATAATCAACACTGGCGCTTGCAAACGGCCTTCCGCTTACCTGAAACGCTGGTACATTGTTAATTCCTACTTCTGCTTTCCATGACATTGCCATAATATTTTTTCCTTTGTTTTAACCTTGTCGTAACTATAAATAGTTAATAAACTTTTCTCCTGCGTCTTTCAAGCGCTCTTTGTCTTTTTATTTCATCGCGACGGCGCTGACGCGCGGCACGTTCACGTTTTTCCTTTTTCTTAACCGATGGTTTTTTAAAATATCTACGCTCTCGTACTTGTTCTAAGACGCCCTCTTTCTTGACTTTCCTAGTGAACTTCCGAATCATCTTATTCGGGTCGCCGCGGCACTCTTTGGCTTTAACGGTAACTCGTGCTGTTTTACTCATTTTATTTCATTGCCTGCCAAACTTTAGAAGCACTGTTGAACAATGAGGATATGTCCACTCCTGGATCGCCGGCATCCCCTAGATCGGGTGCTCCCGCAGCAGGAGAAGTGGTGCCGCCGCGGGTTGGCTGGACATTTTCAAATATATCCACGCCGTTATAGGCGTCTTTCCCGACAGCATCCATCATCTTCTTTCGGTGCTCTTGTAGTTTATTGTTGGTTTCTTTGACGTGGCGTTTACGATGTTCGCCCTCATTAAATAGTACATCGTCATTGTTTTTCTGCGTTGCCTCGACTACAAGATTACCTTGCATGCCTTTGGCTACTTCCGCCACCACATTGCTCAAAAGCCCTTCTTCTAAAAGGACTTCATGAATACACTCTTTTACAAGCGGCTTGATAAGCTGTTTTAGTTCTGCTTTTTTCATGTATCACCCGTCTCGTCTTCAAGCACCTCGTTTAACAATCGGTTAATCCGATCTGCCTTGGTGAACACTTCATTTTTGTACTCCTTGGCCTCTTTCATCATGAAGGCGCCAGGAGTTGAAGGCTCAGAAACCATATCAAAGCAGATTAACTGAAAATCGTCTTCTACGGTAGTGTGCCCATTTGACTCAGTCACAGAGCCCATGCCTCGTGAAGATATGCCGATGCTCACTCCGTCTTTAACAAGCTCCTGAAGGATCTTACCGGAAGGAGTATTTAGAACACGAAGTTTGCCCATAACATTGTTTCCGTCCATCCAGCACTCAGTGACAAGATGTGAAGCATTCTTGAGGTTGATAACGGAATCATCGGGATGATCGAGTTCACCTAGAGAACGCTTTTCTTTTATAAGCTTCTGATAGTTTTTGACTTCAGTCCGCAAAACTCGCAACGGATATGTTCTTCCATTTCCGTTGACAGTTTCTGCCATCTGCATAATTCCAGACAACATCATGCCGCCGTCTGCAATAAATCTCTTTTCCTCTTCGGTCAGTAGATCTTGGCAGATTCCGCCATCACACAATTGATAATATTCACGTAAAAGTACTTTACTCATTGTTTATTCCTTAATAAAAAATGCGGGCGCAACCCGCCCGAATATGCAGCCAGACTTACAAAGTCTAACCGGCTGAAGCATCCACTTCTTAGTCCATGTGCTGTTCATCAAATATCTCCATCTTTTGTTCGTATTTAATCCCTGAATCTCCGAAGATCATGTTCAGAACATACGATGTTCCAGAAGACAACCAACCTAAAATAAAGAAATTGGCAACAGTAACGTCAAAATTAAATAGTTCTGTATATGGGGAAAGTAGCATTAAAAACCAACCTACATGAAAACCCATGCACATCGGACAGTGGAAAACCTTTCCATATTTCTTGCCATTATCTTTAGACGGACGCATTTTTGCCAACAGCGGAAAATCGCTATATACCAGTATTTGCGTCAAGCCATAGGCGCAAAGTATAAAAGCAAGCATCTCCATCTCAGTGTCTCCTATACTGTGTACAAGTAGTTGGCAGCATATGGAGTCTTAATGTACCCAGGGCGTATAGAGCCCTGCTCATCTCTCTGGGGCACCTCACCAAGCTCTGTAGAATCTTCCTTGTCGGGGTGGGCCAGTTCGTCCTCGGACATACCGACAATCGCCTCCATTGACTCAAAGTAGGGGCGTTCTTCATCAATAAAAGAAGAAATGTTCACCAAGGCCAGTTTGGCCGTGTCGATGCCCTCTTTGAAGGGATTCTGGAGTTTAGCCTCGAAGGCGCCAAAAAATGATCCGGCCTGGATAGATTCTGGCATGACCACGCCTCGTTTATGTAAATGGGTGAATAATCTGTTCTGGGCGCCGTAGGTCAAGTCATTCAATGTGTCTTTAGGGAATGCTATTACCTTACTATCTCTTGGAGACAAAACTATATCAATGTCTCCGTGATCAAAAATCATCAAATCGCCATTCACAGCTTTGCGAATGTTCATCTCCAGAGTAATGATCGAAGACTGCTCGCCTTTTCTGATAGTAATCTTAATAGCCATCTTAGTCCATCTCCTCTACCAGCTTCTGAGTCTTAAGCACAGTTAAGATCACCTTGTCGCTGATTCCTTCTTTCTGGAAGCTGGAGAGTTTTTCTACGACCTTGTTTGCCTTAGCGGACAAATCCTCGTCCTCTCTAATTATGTCGGATACAAGGGACTGATCGAGCGCCTCTTTAAGGCGCCCTATTTCCGAGTTAAGGAAAGTCTTAAGTCCGACGCCGTTATCAGCAAATGATGTGATATAGCAATTCAATAGAGTCTTCTGACTTTCCAGTAGCTCATCTTGGTATTTGGCGTTGAACTTGGTGATAAAAGAATTTAGGACTAGATTGTCAATGGGGACCATGGACTCCCTTTCCTCAGCGATAGCTACCATATTGTCAACAATGGTGTTCTCAAGAATAATAGCGTTTTTGGGGGAAGATCTATCGGAGAACATTTGAGAGATTGAAGCCAATGTCTTGTAATTGGGCACAAAGTTATTAAACACTTCCGGTGTCAGTTCTTTATTGACATCTGCAATCAAATCGCTTTGGCTAACAAAAAGACCATGTGCGTCCATAAGACGGCTGGCCAAGCGTGCTTCCTTCACTATCTTCTCGGCCGTTGTTCTATCTATCTCCTGGTTTTCATACAGTGAACGATAGTTTTGTAGGTCCCTATATAATATCGAATCAAGAGCAAAATGCTTTTTGATAATAGATACAGCCTTGTTCTTACGGACGTGATCTTCTTTTATGATCGCAACCGTAGCCTCGCGGACGAGGGCTTCAAATACAAACGCTGTATTACGCTTTTTGTTGTGTCTCTTCTTCATTCTCTTGCTCCGTGGTGGTTTCTTTATCGCCTAGGCTTTCTAGAAGAAGTCGGATAGAGTCGTTAATCTCAAAGAGTTTGTCCTCTTCCGTCTTTTCTCTCAACTTATAAATAGAGTCTTCCTGTTCGTAAAGACTTCCCAAGCCATTCATTCCAGACAGCGTTTTAATATCTGTGTATCCCGGAGTGATGTTTCGGGCTGTGCTGCTGGCCTTCTCTCTTGAGCCGGCAGCGGCGAAGGAACGGCTTCTAGCGCCTGCCTTTCGCTTATCGGTCTTTACCGGATGGTAGACCTTACCCTTGGCTCCAGGCGTCAACCTGGGCGAAGTGCGGGAGCCTGGGGGCACTGCGAGAAGCGGGGAGTCGTCTCCACCACCTTCTGGGGCGGCGTCCACATCGCCGGCAGGCATCTCTTCGGCGCCTCCGAGATCGAGGTCACCACCAAGGTCGCCTTCGAGGTCTCCACCAAGGTCTCCACCAAGATCGCCGCCTAGGTCGCCACCAAGACCGCCGCCACCTTCGGCTGCGGCCGACTCCGCGACCTGCTGAAGCGCTGCATCAGTCTTTCTATCGTAGTACATTTCGCGCTGATTGCGAACGAAGTCCTCATTGGACTGTCCGAATATGTGCTCGTTAACCCAGCGACGGGAGAAGTAACCTTCAGTGGCAGATGCAGCAATGTCGAACTTCTGCTTCCAGAACTCTAGTTCCTGTAGCTCAGCAATCTTGGAAGGATTGTTGAGAGCCAAAGAGAAGGATAGCAAATCGTCGCCGCGGAAACCAAGAGTATAGAGGTGGATAATGCCGATCTTCTCTAGCTCTGCAATAAGAACGCGCTGGAGTCTCTGGATTGTTCTGGCAAATCGTATGTCTTTCTGTGCTAGCGTGGTCTTATCTTCGTTGGCGCCTTCGCCCATTGACAAATACGACTGCGGGATCTTGAGTGCTGCAAACAGCTTGTCTCTAAGATACTTAACGTCGTCAATCTGTGTGGTGTTTGCGCCACCGGGAAGATTCTGAATATCCGTAACGGAACCAGCGCGAACAGGAATGAAGTAATCTTCTTCCACTGCCATCGGATTGTAGCGCAGATCAATGCGTCCGTTATCGGGGTTGACCACGGAGTTTCTCTTAAGCTGGGATACGATCTTCTCCATGTATTGTTCGACTTCATTTGGCGGAACGGCGCCAACATCAATCTTAAAGACGCGGCGTTCAGAAGAACGAACAACGCGGTAAGCCATCATCGCGTCCTCCATTAGAGTAAGCTGGCGCCAGATGCGTCGAGAGGGCTCAAGAATAGAAGTGCCGTAAGGAGCGTACTTGTCGTTGCCAAGAATACGAAAGTGTGCAATCTGCCAGTTCTCGAAAGTCATTCCGGCAGAGTTCCACTGATACTGGATGTAGTTGGGGTTCGTGCTATCCTGGCCTTCCAGCCTCTCAACCTCCATCGGCGGCAATGCAATCACGGAAGTTATTCCATGGTTGTCGTCAATATCAAGATACAAAAAGAAGTCACCATACTTGCTCATTGTGCGAGCCCAGCCAAACAAGTTGTACTGGACGTTGAGAATCTGATCATACAGGATTGTAAGGACAGCCTTGATTTCTTCGTTACCAGACTTAATGTTGAGCATCGGCCGCAACTCTGTGTGAGTTGTCATTTCGTCTGCGTAAATATCAAGAGTAGACGCTATCTCGGGCATGTACTCCATCTGATCGAAGTCTACATATCTCTCTGAGCGGCGCTGATTCTGAATTGCGTTGGTCGCAATTGTGTCCAACGGATTGTAGAGGGACTTCTTAAACTGCTGGCCAGAGGCGCTCTTGAAACGTGAAGAATACTTGTCCAGGTGCTGGCGCCGAATCTTGCGGCCAGTTTGTGACCTGTAATTAATAATAGGTCCAGAGAATAGTCTAGTCAGTGCTTTGAATAGATCTGTTTCTCGATTTGCAGGGTTTTTCCCCTGATTTCTATTTCTGTTTGAGGGCGCCATTTATTTTCTCACTTTATAATCCATTTGTATTGTTCCCAATAGGATTTCGCTTCAGATATTATATCAGTTGCATTGCCTTGCTTGTAGCCATCTTGACCTTTTATTTGTGTATTCATGGTTGTTTTAACTGTGTAGATGGCGTCTACAAAGGCTTTTTGATAATTTAAATCTCTCGCACTTGATTGAATCGCTGTATCTCTAACCCAACACGCGATTGCCAATGCTATAATCAAATCATCATGATAGCCTTTCATTGCCTGGGGCTTGCCGTTCCTCCATATAAATGTCTTAAACTCGTTTACAGTTCGCGAAGAATGTATCTTAATTAGTTTATTTCTGATAAACTCTTCTAATTTTGCAACTATAAGGGGCCGTGTTTTCATTGTCGTGGAGAAACCCGGTACCGCAGACGTGTGGTATTCACCCCTATGTTGCTCTATATACTCATGTGTAGACTTAATCGAATAATACAAATTTGGGTAAGCGTACTCAACCATTTTATCGAGGACGGTGTATCCGATGTTGTTGTTCTCTACCACAAGCATCGCATTTCCAAATTCTCGCCCTACTTGATTCAAGAAGTTAGCGTACATATCTGGTGTTGGCTTGCCTTGATACTCGCCTACTATTTCGAGAGTCTCTAATTTAATCATGTGTAGCGTAGAGAAGTCGGCTCCATCGCCACGGGAAACGTCTGCAACGGCAAGATAGTTGCATGACGGATCATACTCCTCCCAAATCCAAAAGTTGCGATCAAACCCAGTTCGATATTTAGGCTCACTCACATTTGACAACATCCATTCCATGCACTCTGGAGAGATGACGGTTTCGCCAGAAGTATTGAAGTTACACTCTAGCTCTTGCGCGATCTGACGCTTGGACATGTTCTTGGTTTCTTTTTTATACCAAGCCTTATCTCTATCAGGATGAACGTCCCAGGACAGCGTTGTTAGATTAAAGTTGTTAACATTTGCATCGGCATCAATACAGGTTTTGTGGAACCAGTTGCCAACACCGTTAGGAGTAGACAGAGCAATACAGCGACCACCTGTAGATAGCGTAGGATACAGGCCCGTCCACAATTCTTCTAGTCCCTCGATGTGGGCGGCCTCATCAAGAACCAACAGCGACAGCGCTTCAGAACGGCCAGCGTCACCAGAGGTTGATGCGGCCTTAATTGTAGAACCATTAGAAAGCTCAAAAGAAGTACGGTTATCAACAGTAATAGTTGCAATACTTAGCCAGTCGGGAACATTGCGCATAATCCCCTTAACTTTTTTGACAAGGTTTCCAGCAGTGGCAAACTTTGTTGCCATAACCAAAATGGACTTATCCCTGTGGAACAGCATGAGCCAGACGATGTAGCCGGCTGTGATGGTTGAAATTCCAAGCTGGCGTGCTTTTAGAATAATATTAAAACGATAATCGTTAAAATCATGCAGCAGCGTGTCTTGGAAATCATACGTATCGAATAAGATCAGCCCGTGCATTGGATGCGATATGCGGGCATATGTTTTCAGAAAGTAAGCGGGGTCTTTACCGCACTTTAGAATCTCTTTTACTTTTTGTTTTTTGTCTAGTTGAAAACTCATTAATCATCTTAGCGCGTATCGTTCTTAGGGCGTTTTCCGTCCCATCCGCCTTGATTGAGAAACGATTCCCAACCTTTCTCTACAGTATTAGAGTTACCAGAGTTATCGTCGTTCATGGCCTCATCAAGTTGGTTAATCTTAAAGTGCTTCTTGGCAGTTACCCAAGAACGCACACGAGAAGAGTTCTCTGCAAATATATCCACTTCGCCTTCTTCGGTAAGAGTGACGGAGTCTCCCGTAATGCGCTTGTACTCTTTCTTGAGCCAGCCGGCGATATCAATCATGCGCTGATCAATCTCGGCCTCGAAGCCGGGACCGTAGATCTCCTTAAGCTGGACTTCAGAGTGATAAGTGAGGCACATCATGTTGCCATAAAACTTCACACCGAATCCGTCCATCACTCGCTGGTCGATAAGCATGTCTCCCTGCTCTCTGCGGAGCGCTCCTGTTTCTACCGGCTCATAGTCTTCACCGAGAGCCCCGTCATATGCGTTGGCGGCTGCCTGGGCTAGCCCCTGAACGATTTCGTATACTGTTGCCATTATTTACTTTCCTCTTTTTGGGTTTTTGGACGCCAGCCTTTCAGCCATCTTTCCTCTCTGCCTTCCACATATTGAAGGTGACATTTACTGCAACAATCAAATTTAGTAAGGCAAACATCATCCAATGATCTCTTTGGGTAAGACCCACAGACAGGACAACATCTTAAAGATTCACGT